TCGGCTTGAGTTTCATTAAATTTACAGGTAGATAGATCGTAACTTAGATTGCACGCGACGCCAACTTCGCCAGAATAGCGATTCTTAAGGATTCGCACTGTTGTATCACTGTTTCCAGTTGTGGTCTGTTGGTTTCTTTCGAGTGCAATAACTCCGTCAGAGAGTTGTGCAATCGCTGCACTTCCTCGCAGCTGTCCAAGCGTAACACGTGCTCCTTCCTCGTGATTAGTATCGTTAGATGTTCGTCTGAGGTGGGAGACGAGGAACATTGCGACTCCTGTTCGTTCAACAAGAGACCGCAGTTTGGTCATTGTCGTGTCAATCATGCGACGTTCATCGCCATCAAGACCAGACAGAAGAATACTCAGGTGATCAAGAAAGATTACCCTTGCATCAAGACCCGTTGCCAGGTATTCAATTCGGTTGTAGATGAGATCAGGATCAAAAGAACCAAAGCCGTCGAAAAGAAAGAGATTCCAATCAGCAAGAGTTGCCTGATACGCTTCGGTGAGAGTAGATCGGTCATGTTCGCCAAGGTGGAGTGATTTGCCTACTGCAGCGGACATCAGTCCAAGTGCAGTACGTCGATTGGACTCTTCAAGAGCCAAGTAGCCGACCCGTTCTCCTTTGTTAAGAAGGTCAGTTGCAAGTTCACGACAGAACGAGGATTTTCCAATACCAGATCCTGCAGTAATCGTGACAAGCTCTCCGTATCGGATCCCGTGCAGTTTGTTTTGTATTCCTTGAAACGGATAGTCATGATCTGCAGGAGGTGTAGGTGTAGTTACAAGTTCTAGGAGAGACTTGCCATCTACAATGCCGTCGGGTCGATACGGTTTGGCATTCCAAATAGCTTCTCGAATCAGCTGCGGGTCGCCTGCCTGAAGCGCATCTGAAGCATCCTTATACGCTTCCAGTCGTGCGATCTTCGTCTTGCCAGGTGGAAGGACGCTTGCTGCATCCTCCGCCGCTTTACAGCCTGCCTCGTCATTGTCGAAGAACAGGACAATCTCCTCATAACCCTGGAGCCATGGGATAGCCCGTTGAATCGACTTCCTTGCCGAAGCGGCACCGCTAGGTAGAGATACCATCGGCCACCCCGGCATAGCTTCTTGACACGAAGCTGCATCGAGTTCTCCTTCAGTAATGACCACTCGTTTTCCAGTGGCTGGAAACAAGTGTTGTCCAAAGAGGGTACCAGGGACATTGCCTTCGTAAGTAAATACTTTGTCTTTTGTTTTGACCTTGCAGCCTTCTAAAACACCAGACTCACTGAAGTAATAGAAGCGCAGGACATTGCCATCTTTGTGGATTTTGTACTTTTGACATACCTTTTCAGAGATACATCGTTTCTGCAGCCGTTCAGCTGAGCCACGTAGTTGGACATTGGTGGACATGCGTTGGTGATTGTGAACAACGTCTCCTTCACCGGGAGACCAAGTGTTGCATGAAAAACAAAAGCTGTGACCATCGGAGTACAAAGAGTTTGCATCCGATGAGCCACAGGTGGAGCAAGGCTCATGCCTTACGAATTCGCTCTCGCTCATTTGAGCCAGTCAATAGGAATCGTGGTATATGAACACCACGGGAAGCCGTGCTTGTCGCACCACTTAGCGTAGGTGGTTTTAGATCCTTTATAGATTTTGTTGTACGGTGCTTGAAAGACAAAGCGAATGTCTAGATCTGGATTGCACATCTTGACCGCCTTCATTTTACGGCGATCTTCACTTGTCAACCTGCCTTTTACCTCAAGAAAGATCCCATTGGCAAGGTGGAAGTCAGGCAAGTAAGTACAATGCAATCGGTAGGGAATACGTCGATCTTCATATTCATAACTCACCTTCAAGCTGCCGAGAAGATCAGCGACCTTCTCTTCCAAGCCTGATCGGTAAGCCATCAGTCATCAAGGTGCTTTTCGATGATCTCTTCAACGATCTCCGATACAGCACGCCGCATTTCATACTTGAAGTCATTGCGATCCGCTTTGTAGCGGGTGACGCTGATTTCAGGAAGTCGGACACACAGGGTCCCTTCGTAAAGACCGAGGTCTTCGTTCTTAACGCAATCAAAGCTAACCATCAGAAATCGTCGTCAGGGGTGGTCTCGTCGTTGGAAGTGATGTTTGGTTCACCAGCTTTGAAGCCAGCAGTCTTGCCAAACAAAGCGGCGACATCGGTTTCATCCATGTCACCAGTGTCAACACCAGCAGAGCTGTTAAGTGCAATGACCTGCACACCAGCCAGCTTGAGGGAGGTGCCGTAGGTGACGCCATCCTTGAGGATGTAGGGCTTCTGGTAGAATGCCAGCTTCACCTTTGAACCGCCGTACAGTGGCGTGTCTTCATTGGTGATCAGCGTGCCTTCGCTGTCAACGATGGGAGGACGGGTCTCGTCATTCCAGCTGAACTTAACTTGATACTTACCTTCGGTGGTTTCTTCCCACGGCTCAGGCTTGAGGGTAGAACGCTTGGGATTCTTGAGCTTGGACTCTGCCCACTTAAGGACTTCAGTCCGTTCGTCTTCCAGCGTGTCAACAAGAGGCTGATCAATCACTGCAGACAGTTTGTAGCCGAACTTGCCCGGCTTCAGTACAGCTTGATACCCTTCAAGGATCACAGGCTGTTCAGTCTTGTGGATGGTGCGGTTTGCCATTAACAAAAGAAATAAGTGGATTCAATCACGGATTCCGGTTCAAGGTCTCCGACGATTGGCGGGTCAGACTCAGCACCTATCTGGTGCATGAAGTCCGTTAGATAGTCATGCTCTGCGAACAGGTGCATGTATGTCTCACGAACCAACGTGGACAAGGTGGACATGTCTGTAGCTCTACACAACACAGAGTCGTGAATAAGAGCGATGGGTGCATCGAAACGCAGTGCAGACAAGTGCAGAAGAGATGCGTCTAGGCTGTGGATCAGGTTGGGAGCAGTTGCGTTTTTGTGGTGCAGCAGATCAACCTTGTCGGTGTCACCAGTTGCCACACGAATCTCACAACGACCAAGTAACTGAAGACTGATCACTTCAACTTGTTTCTTCATCAGCTTCTGTGTAACCACAAAACCTGAAGGAGTAACCCAAGTCAGTTCAGTTGCTCCACGTTTGATTGCTTCTGCTACTTCCTTTTCGATCCATGTCATGACTGCCATAGGACCAGGAACGACAACATTCATTGCATCCCTGACTGCCTTGACAGTAGCGGTGAGATCTTCTTTTTCAATCTCAACACCTTTATCCTTCAACGCTTCACGAATGTATCCACGATTGGAATACGGCTTAGCGTTGTAAGGAACAGTCATGACCACACGCTTCACAGTTTTTCTGTCCATGTACGGACGAATGGAAGCAGGACAGTGAGGTGTAGCAACTTCTGCCACAACCTTATAAGCGTCCTGAGGTTTATCGGATGGAAGAACGTTAACTAAACGTGCAGTTGATGCATCCCTGGCGAGCCCGGCCAGGACCTGTAATCCTGAGCACGTGGCGTCCGTGGCCACCATGAGCGATGTATGAGAACGATCACATTCAATGACACAATGGTAGTACTCTTCACAAGCTGCAAGGAACTGCCAAGGTTCATCGACACCTTCCCACTCATGCAAGTTACCCAGTGGGTCTGTAGCGATGAGTGTGATTAGTTGATGGTTCTCAAGTGTCCATGCCAACCGCTCTTGCATGGTTGCTTTGTCAAGACCGTAAGTAGTTGCGACTTGAAAAGCTAACCAGTCACAGGCGTAGTCATCAACAAATGACTCCTCATAGAACTTCAACAATGACTTGCCAAAGTCTGTGTCTTGTGGAGTAAGGAAAGCAGGGATAGGGTAAGCTCTACCTCTGTAGTCAAAAGACCAAGGGATGAAGAACTTATCTTTACCTTTAAACACCTTCACTGCATTCAGTGTCATTCGGGTACGGCAGGACCGTTGGAATGATTGAGCATTGATGTTCATCACCTCAGCTGCCTTACGCCTGTAGTCCAATCGAGACTCTTTGTTCTCTGCAATGTCTACAGGTTTAGGCGGTAGGGGCATCTCAATGATAGGGACAAACTTACCCACCTCAATTTGCCTACGTTCCAACTCCTCCGCTACATCAATGATGAACGGGTTCAAACGGTAGGCAACCTTCTGAATCTTGTTCAGAAATTTGATGGGTGTTTCTCCCTGTATAGACCCGTCATTGCCACGGCGTACCATGTCGTGACCACGCATGATCTCATTGAGCAGGTAGCCACCCGGTCTGTCGTTAGACCAATCGTTTGGCTCAATCAACATTGGCCAAGCCAGTGGGCTGAACAGTTCAGCTGTGGCTACTACCTCATCTTTGATTTCAAGAAACTCAGGTGTCGGGACAACATAGTTTTTACGTTTACGTCCTTCAACCCGCATGTCTTTCATAAACCAGTTAGTTGACTCACATATGCAGTCAAGCAACCAACCGCCAAGCTTGACACGATTGGCAACACCCCATGCCTGCCAATGAGGTACGTTGTAGCGGTTCATAAGGGTACGAATCACCACAACTTTTTGGTGTGTACCTATTGACTTGTGCCAATAGTTTTTCTTGAGAGTTTCCAACAACCCAGGCACGCTGCGTTCGTAGTGACGCATCATGCATTCGTTCTCTACAGCTTGACCGATACTATCGGTTACACTCTGTAGCTTGTTGCTGTTGGGTTTAGTACTGAATACAGTATCAAAGGTGACTTTACTGGCGATAGCTGCTGCTACCTCAGGTTCTACGTCAGCAAGATACTTGTTGATTTCAGCAAATGCTTTACCTGTTTTCCTTTCGTAAATACGAGAGGTTGTTGCCTTAATTCTTTTGACAACAAGAGGAATGAGCGTCTCAATCGACGCTACACCGTACACAGAGGCACTGGCGTAGGACTTGTCTTCAAGGTTGCGGGTGTTGTCGCGCAGTTGCTTGAGCCCTTGTCGAATCTGTTCACGCTCAAGTTCGACTTGCTCTTCAATCTGTGCGGGTGTGGGCATCAGTTAAGGATCGTGGTATACTCGTCCATTGCTTGGTCAATGAGTTGCTCTTGGATCAAGTCCAACAGTTCCTCACGGTGTGGATGGTTAGCAATCTCTTGGGCGAGCTGCTTGGTGCGACGCTGAAGGGTGGGTTCAGTCATCTTCATAGTCTCGGGACTCCATAATGAGATGGTGGATGGATTCGTGACTACAAACAGTCACTTCAATATCAGGTGTACGCATGAGCTTTCTCATCTTCTCTTGCGCGGCATGGTCACGTTGATATACAATCTCTTTGACCTTGCCGGTGTTGTTGTCTTGAATGCGAATGATGCAAGACACAGAGCCAGGTAACTCCCAACCTGCTACCTTCCATGACATGATTTCGTCAAAGGTGTGAGGTTGGAAGAGTTCGTCGGGTGCGTCCTTGTATTCTTGCCAGTTATTGGGGAAGTACTTACTCTTTCCACTCATCAGCTTGTTTAACATCTAGCAATACATCGTTTCGTTCATGGGACAATTCAAGAGCCATCCAAGCGGCTGATTCTGAATCGGGCGCTAGCAATGAGATAGTGCCTGAACGCAATGTCACGTCATACAGTCTCGGTGGTTGGGGAGGGATCATCGGTGGTCTTTGAGCGAGGTTTGCGGGTGGACTTAGGCTCTGGTTTGGGTGCGTCCATGAGTTGTTTGTACTCATCACGCAGTTCCTTGTACTGTTCCACTGTTGGAGTGTTGGGTTTGCTGTAGTAATGCAGCCAACATTCAACAGCGTTAAGGATTAGCCATTCCTTTGATTTCATGGTCGAACTTATGTGAGACGATGTGGGAGATACGATCTAGTCGGTGGATAATGTTGAGTAGCTGCGTCCTTGTAATAAGACCACGCCTGTGATCTTTTAACGCTTGCTGTTCAAGTTGTTGCAGTGTGTGTTCATTCATTTAGTTTAGCTACATAGTCTAAATAAAGCTCGAACCAGTAGGAATAACCATGGTTTGTTTTGTTGATCGTCACTTGCCAAGGTGTCATCAACAGTTTGTGTGTGTCGTTGAGAAGCCAATAGTTCATCTCCTCAGTGGTAACAAGTTCAGGCATGTGTGAATTCGTGGTAGTAGATAAACTCCAAAGCGTAAGCTTCAGTCTCTCGCCACCATTCGTGCTTCATGTTGGTCAGATCTTGACGTACATGAACTAACTCATGGATAAGAGTTTTGATGTACTCACTACGTGGAAGATCGCGGTGGATTTCAATCATAAATTCGCCTGCGTCCTTGAATTGCCAGCCAGACACACCCTCAGCCGTGAGACGGCGGTGGTGTACAATGACAGCTGCGTCCTTGAGGAGTGGCTCTCGATCAACCATGAAGCTGTACACTTGTTGGACCAGTCTTGGTCTTATCTTTTGACCAGAGGAAAAAAGCATTAAAAAAGACGCCCACATGGTGAGCGCCAGGCGGATGTGATTGTGAACATGCCTACGTCCTTGTGGTTTGTTCGTAGGTCTTGATCATCGCCTGCAATGACGTGTAAAGAGACGAAAAAGCAGACACAGTGAGAGTCTCCTCTCGCCATGCCTGCCTAAACTTCTCGATCCGTTGCAGACGCTTTGCGTCCTTGTTCATGTCAAGCGAACACTTCCATATGTGGAAAAGTGCGTCCTTGATGTACTCTTGAAATGGTGATGGTATCACCTCCCATTTCTACACTCCAATCGAAAGCAGCATCGACTGCTTGTTCTTCAGTGTCAAACCATTCCTGGTCGGGTCCATGTTCAACAATAAACATTGGTGCGTCCTTGTGGTGAGTGAATGAGAGACAGAGAGAGTCCCTCAGAGAGCCCGGTGATGGGCTCAGTGAGAGAGTCAAGCGATAGCCAGGGATTCAGCCTCTTCGACTGCGTTCTGACAGTACAGCTCAACGACAAACCAAACAGCGGTTGTCTTGAGTGTCATGATGTCCAGGCATCCGCCGAGTCTTGCGATCTCAGCGATCCAGTCATCACCGAGAATGTCATAGCAGACATCTTCGATTGAGTCCTCGTGATCATCAAAAAATTGGTTAGTGTCCTTGTGGTAAATGAAACCAGAGACACCACCAGAGCAGCCGTGGCGTGCCACGTCCTTGATCTCGTCCATATCATCAAAGCGCTCAGTGAGTGCCTTGGTGAGTTCTTCGGTGTAGAAGAGCATTGTTCGTGAGATGTTGGGTGGGTGTAGCTTGAAGGCTACAGAAAGCCCGAAGCATTGAAGCTAGGGGCTGAGTGTAGTCATCAAATGAAGAGGCGGAGAGTGAGACCGCCA